GCCTCTCGACCAAGTTGCTGAAGCACTCTTCCAAAGGCCCCAAATCAAACATGGTGAGATAAGACACAGGGTCGAGGATGTGATCTTCCTCGATAACGATTCCCCGTGCAATGCCATCCAACTGCAGCAGTTGCTCACGAAGGTACTTTCCGTCCTTCAAGACATTGGGGCAAGCCAGTCCCCAGGCATTGGCGTTGGCCTCCAAGCACTCCTTTGAATCAACAGTGGTCCGCGCAAGCACGGCACCGATGGCCTCGTGAGCCTTCTCGATGCTATCGCCAATGAAGCCGGTGGCTTCTGGCATATTGCGGGCCTCCTGAGTGCGATCCCCATAAAGGGGAACATCGAAGCTCTCATGAGAACGATGTGTGACCTTCAGGCCGTTGTATCGGGCCAACGTCCGAAGACGCTGCAGATGGTAAGTGGCGGTGTTGTAGACGACGTACCTGGTAAACAACGCGTAGCGCATCTCCGTGCACATGGAAAGGCACCTGGTAGCGTTGAGCCGATGGTAGGCCGAGTCCGCAACGCCGACCCGTCCGGTGGGCGTGTCCACAACGCGAAGAGCAGCGGACAACACCCAAGCCATTTTGTCGAGGCGCTTGATAGGTTTCGGGACATACGCAAAGTTGCACTCCCCATCATCATTGGTCACTTGTGCCACAACCAGTGAGGTAACCTCAACACAAGATCGGGGCCCGCCGTGTGAATCCAAATGCTTGGAATCAACATATGCAGGCTCCCAAACCTCATTGGTGGCAGCACAGACGCTCTTAATGAAATGGGTGACGGCGGACGTGTTGGTCTCGCCCTTGCGGCGAACAATGCGAATGACATGATCATCCCCTTCATTGATGTGGGCAAATCCATCCGTCAAACATTCCTTGACGGCAATCCCATCATTCATGTGGGGATACAACAAAGACTCATACTCGTCAATGGGCTGGGCGCTCCTGCCGGAGCTCCACTCAAGCCACTTAAGGTAGGCTTTCTCGCCGTACCCCTGCAAAATGCCCGAGCCAACGGACACATCACCGCCGCAACGGTTTGAAATGCTTGTGGGCCCAATGCCTGACATCAGATAATAATACTGAATGTTGGCAGCGACGGTGAGATAAATGCCACGCCACTCAATACGGCGAGCATGTTCCTCGTCAGCATTCATAACGGCAGGTGTGTTGTCATCAAAATATGAATCAGTGAACACTGCCGCCATCTTCATGCTGAGATTCTCGTACTTGGCCCATTTGCGGTGGGTCCATGTGGCATCGTTGGCGCCTTTGTCGGTCCCGATGACAACGCAATCATCGGGTGTGTGTGCGGCGAAGCGCGCAACCTTGAGCGCTTTGCCGGTCAACGAACAACCCTTGAAATTGCGAAATCCGAATTGGTCCGTGTGGAACTTCTCCATGATCTGAGTAATCGCTGAGGTGCCGCATTGGTGCTTAAGGGCGTCAGCCTGGTTGACTCCAGGCATGGTAATGAACCGAGCACGGTCTCCGCCCTCACCGCTCTTGCAAAACACAGCAGCTCGAATGATGTCACGAGCGCCGTACTCAACGTCCCAATCAATTTCAGATCGTACCAAATCGTACGTCTCCTGATCGATGGAGTGTGGCTTACCTTCAGTCTTGATCGTGGCCTTTTGGAGTGGCTTCTGCAACCACTCACGGAACAACTCAACATGCTGGTTGGTGATGTCGTCCCAGACACGATTCTGATATCCTGTGAGCTTCTTGTGGAGATTCTCAGCCTTGTCATGAACGACTTCGAGAACTTCCC